GCTTGTGTTTCTTGCATTTTCAATTGACTCTTTAGTTGCTCCATTTGAGCTTCCATCTGAGTTAACACTTGTTGTTTTTGAACTTCTGCTTGAGCGGCAACTTGTTGCGCTTGCGCATTGGCTTGAGCTTGAGCTTGTATATTTTGTTGAGTCATTATTTGATCTCGCTCTAACTTTTGGTTTCTTCTAACTTTTAATAGTTGATTAGCAAGTCTAACGTTTTTAATTTCTCTAATATCGATAGCGTCTTCAAGATCGATGTTCTGTTGAGCTAGTGCTACTTGAATATTATTTTCAAGCATAGCTTTTTCTTCTTCATCTGGAGCTAATTCAATAAATATGCCAAAGTCATATAAATGTAAATTACTCATTTCTTCAAGAGTAGCTACATTGTGAGTTCCAATAGCTTGAATAAACGCATCTCTTGTTGGAGAGTATTCTATTATATCAGATATTCTTAATGATAATTGCTCTGCTACATCCGCAGTTAAGAATAAACCAGCTTGAAGTATATGTCTTGTTGCAGTATTTGAGTTTGCTGCAGCAAGCTTTTGAACACCAACTAAAGCGTTTTTATCTGGCATACTACCATCACGAGCTTCATTTAATCCGGTTGTATCACGGATCATTTGTAAATAATAGTTGTAAGTAGTAATTAAACTTTGTAATTTTGCACCACCATTACTATTTCTAATCTCTTGAATAGGTACACGACCAGGATTCATATCACCATCGGCAGTCATTGATCGACCAATAACCGAACCCGTTTGAAAGAACATGTTTAATGCTTCCTGTGGGCTATAGTTTGTTCCGTTACCTAAATCAATTTCAGCTAAACCATCTGCATCAAGATAAACTCCATCAGGAACCATTCTTGACATTACTTGTTGTAGTTTTAAATGAGTTAATTGGATCATATCAGCAAAACCAGTGATACGGCTAACTAATGATTCAATTTTACCATTGTACATTCTTGGAGCAACAATACTATAGTTCATTTTAACTTTAGTGTAATCACTCTTTGGTCTCATCATGTTTTTTGATAACTCCCATTTAAGAAGTTTTTCAGAACCCATAATCATAGCGCCTTCGTATAATACTTCAACTTGTTTTTGAAGTCTCATAAAGTTTGCTTCCATATCAGCTGGAGGATTAAAGGTATCATCTTTTGTGATAGCTTTTTCAGCACCAGTAGCGGTTTCTTTTACTTTATATACTTCATTCATATAAGTTTTGTAATTGAAGTATAAAATAGAAACTTGATTATTGTCCTCTTGTCTTTCGCTACTATAATTAGGCGTAACATATCTACCAAGATTTTGAGTACTCATTTGTTTAATATCCTCTAAGTCTTCTTGTGATAAATGAGGGAATTGTTTTACTAACTCATTAATTGGAATAACTTTAACTTCACCAACATAATATATATCATCAAAGTATGGTGAATCAGTATAAGAATAAACTAAATTAGCTGGATCAACATATTTTACTACAGCGCCTTCAGATGTGTTAAATTCAGTTTTTACAGCACCAATACCTAATACAGCAAGATCATAGTAAAATCTTTTCTTTGTAAGCTCATATCTACTACCATCAAGTAAAGTATTTATAGCTTGTTCTTCTGCCATCTCTACAGCTTGCTTATAATCAAGTTGCATGTGTAGAGCTAACTCTTCTTCGTCTTGCGGTAACGACGCTGGATCGTTAGCATATAAATTAATACCAAAAGCTTCTTCGGCGAAATTATTTATTTCTTGAGTACGCATGTCGTCTAATATAGACTGCATATACTCTGTTCTTTTTTGAACACCAAAAGGATCTTGAGAATAAGCTTTTATATCGTAAGTTCTTTCAGCAATACCATTAACTACAATATCTACAAACTTAGGTATAATAGGTACTGGTTTCCAGTCTAGGTTTAAGTAGCTTAAGTCACCATTTATAGATAACTCATCTTTGTACTTTTGTATTGATTGCTCTCCTCTAGCATAAAGTCTTAGCTTATGGAAGTATTCTTGATTGTTATTATATCTATAGTTTCCATAACCATCATTGAACCACTCTTGCTCAATAGCCTTGGCTACTTTTAAGCCATAATCATAACTAACCTTTTCAATGTCACTAACGACTTGACTTGGGAAATAACTTTTAATTAGCGAATCAGCCATATTTATTCTATTATTGATGATGTATAACCGTCATTTCTATATCGAGCTATACTTATGTTCAGTTTATTTATTTTTTTATCTGCCACTGGTTTGTATAAGTTTCTATTGCAAGCCATAACTGCTAAACCGCTACTAATAGAAGCATCATGTTTTGTTCTACTATTTATATTAAACTTTGCCCAATCGTTTAAAGTTTCATTAAAGTACATCGTACCATAAGTGCCATCGTTTAAAAGACCGACATGATCATTAATATACATTTCAATTGCAGCGGCATGAGCTTGTTTAATATCTTCACTAGAGTTTGGCATACCACCTATTTCTTTTTCTGTGGTAGATAATTTATTCCAAACTTTATCTGGTCTATTCATACTAAAACCTCTATATCCTCTACGTTTAAAATAATATAATAATCTTGGTTTGTTATTTTCCGCTAGTATTGGCATACCATAAAATACACATGCCATTAATACGTCTTCAAAAAATATCTCTGCGGTCTGTGGTCTTGCAATATATTCTAGGAAAAAAGTATTAGCAGGCGCTGATTCCATACTAAATTTAGTTAGTCCATGAAGAGATCCGTTGGATCCTCTACCATCAACAGTACCGCTAATATCATAACTATCGCAGCCAAAAGCACCAATATGTTCATTTCCCGGGTATTTAATTCCATTTTTAAGTATTACTCGGTTTTGTAGATTTCTATCTGGCACCCAACTAACTTTAAAGCGCCCGTTTGGATCTGGCGTAAATACAACTTGTGTATCTTTAACACCGTTAACCCATTGAAATGAGCCAGTTGTAATTACAGAAGAGTTTCTATTACCTTCATTATAGTCTATTTGCTCGTATATTTTAGCTAAATTAAATAAACTATTTTTTGTTTCATCTCTAAACGCGTGTTCTTCTGTTCTTGGAAACTGACGGTAAAATTCATTTAAAGCGTCTTGATCATCTCTTAAACCGTCAACTTCGTTTTCCCAATGATCTATAACACCTATATCTATTAATTCACCGTCTGGTCCATAAACATCTCGTTCTGGAGTAGTAAAGACAGGTCTTCCATATTCGTCAATAAATCCTTCAAAGTTCCATTCCATTGGAATAAACAAAGCATATAAACCAGATTTTGTTTGACCATTTCTATTTCTTTTTGTGACATTACTGTCGTTATATATTTTTTTATAATTATCTCCACCTTTATCTAAAGCATTAGACGTTGAACCCATCATACATTTTCCAACAATTCTACTACCTAATCGCAAACACGTTTTTGTTACTCTCCAGTTGTTTAATATATTGTCTGGCTTTTCCCACTTACCACTTTCATCGTGAACTAATAAATCAAGTTTTTCTCCATCATAGCTGTTGTCCCCAGTGTTTTTCCAATCTATCGTCGTGTCAAGACCAACAAGCTCTTCAAGCTTTTCTTTGGATGTAATTTTTCTACGAGTGAGTTTACTAGCTGGAACACGATAAGCCAACTCTGATTTAGGTCTATCCATACCATCTTGGATAGGTTTAAAAAAGAAAGGATAATTAATCGATATAGGTACAACTTTATCGGTAAACATTTTTTTAGCATCAGATCCTGATTTTGATAATATACCAAACCTACTATCACTTGACAATGTTGCTAAGTGAACTGTTTCTGCTGACGACATGAAAGAAAAACCACTACGTCTATTCTTAAGATAGCACATACCGTAACATCTAGTATCCGCTTTACAGGCTTCCCAAAATATAAAGAATAATCTATTAGCTTCACGAAAATCTGGAGCACCAACATCTATTTTACTCCATTGCAAGTACATATAATGACTACCTGTAATATATGTAGATTCTCCACCATTGTTAAACCAAAAACCTTGATCTCTACGATTAAACTCTTCGTCAATATAATCGTACCATTGTTCTTTTTGTTCTTCTGGATAATCTCTCCAATCAAATATGGTTTTTAATTTAGATAATTCTTTTGGATATTCAAAGCGTTGCCATTTCTTTTTATCGTTAGAATAAATTTCTTTTGGCGCTTTTGGTAAAGCAACTTTTAATCCTTGAATGTCATATATCTCACCAATTTGCCCTGTCTTAGAGATAACCACAATATCAGTTTCTTTGTCATAACCATATTTCCATTTTTTAGATTTATTTAATCTAAGAATTGTGTTTTGCCTAACTGGCTCAATTATTTTATATAACGTTTGTTCGTACATTACTTAGATCTACCTTCAGCGAATCCTTTAAATACTCTATCCTTTTTTTCTTCTAGATCTTTACCTTCAAGTAAGTTTTCTTCCTCTTGTATACGATTAAGTATTTCAAAAGCATCAAATATAGCTAGCTTTTTAGTTGCAGCGGCGTTTTTAAGTCTATCTGCAGAAACATCATCATCTGTATTAGTAATAATTTTTTCTTCAGCTACTTTAATTAATTCCTCAACTGCTTTGCGCCCAGCTCGGATTATATTCCTCTTCGTCTCCTTGATATTCATATTTAATTGTAATTTCTTTAGACATTACTCTATATAACCTTTCGTCGTCTATAATAAACTCGTATTCACTCCAAGGTGTAAAACCAACTAAATCACCTACGTTAATGCTGCCATCGGTATATTTAACAATACCTATTAAAGGTCTTTCTTTAGACTCGTCAAACATTCCTGTTGATTTTAGCGGTTTAACAAAGCAATAGCCTTTTAAACCCCTCCATTTAGAATCTTTAAATCGACTCCACTTTTGCGGACGTTTATAAGCAAATATTTGATCTTCTTTTACAAAGTATTTGTCTTCTTCAAAATAACCTCTACTATTTTTTTCTTCACCTCTAATGTTATGCCATCTTCTAAAAACATTATGATGAACAATAACAATATCTCCGACTTGAAGTTGACAGTCAATACTTTTTGGCACAGCTAATATCTCTGCTTGTCGATTTACATATTGATGGTTATATATTTCTGTATTGACAAGTAATTCTTTGCCATCAATATCTACAGAGTTATTATATCTTTGACCAACAGGTTTTATGATATAATCAAATAAAGCTTGCATTAGTATTCTAGATTATACTCGATTGATATAGCCATATTCTTATTAAAATCTTTCCAAGGCAATACATCGTCCTTTTTTTGGATATAAATAGAATATTTATCTTCTTCTTCTATAATATCACAAATAGTATGACCGCCATACACTTCCTGTCCAACAGAATAGTGCATAGCGTCAATTTTATAATCTTTACCTATTGTTATTTTACGAATCAGCTTGCTCATTTTTAGCGTAAGTTATAGTTCCAGTT